GGCGGGATTCCCGTGTCTAAGTTGGGTTTTCTGTGTACCATCCATGAGCTACTCCTCCAGAGTAGAAATCATGTTTGGACGCGCAGAAGGTTGTATGTGTCTGTCTGTGGTAGAAAATCTAATCGCAGAGGACACAGGTCAGCCCAAATTCCCTCGTTGGGGACTGTCTGGGAAACAGACAGTCCCAAAGGAGGGAATTTGTGCAGTGGCGGTACAGCCGTCAGAGGAAACTTGAGAAGGTTTCTCCGGGACCATGTACGAATTTGCTGAGAGGTGGAAATAGTTTCCGAGGGAGTATCATCAATTGATGTCACTTCCCGGTGCTCATTCCACCGATCAGCAAGCCGTACAGGGATTGAGTTGCGTTGAAGAAAATCAGCACGAACTCCCTCATCTCGAACAGAGAGCCTCTTCCATTTCTTCCCTTGGGAAGTGAATGTAAGAGATCTCCCTTCATGGAGAAAGAAGAAGTAAGACTGATAATCTTGAACTCGAAATGAATATTTCTTGTTCCAAACGCAGCCCAATCCCCCGTGACTGGTAGGGACGTCAATAGATCGACAGTCCGTTGCCAGCCACTCCTTGTTCATCAGAACAAAGAGTCCCCGGAAATTCCTAGAAATTTCCTCCGTCAGATGACCACCGGGTCCGGTAATTAGAGATTTTGTTTTGGAGAAAGGAACCACTCCCTGTCTCGTAGCTATCAATTGAGAGTTTATAGAACCCCAGGATGGGGAAATATAATTCTTTCCAATCGAGAACTCGAGACCGAGAGAGGTAGCGTTGGACTTCCAGGCTTGGAAATCCTCCATATCCTTCGACCAAAACAAAATGTCGTCACCGTTAATGAGGCAGTCAGGAGAGAGGTCTTTGACGGTGGCCCAGTTGGCGAGGCAAAGGAGGGGGAAGCTTAATAAACTCCCCATCAATTGCCCGTTCGACTGGGTCACATCATCGAGACCGGTCTCCTTCGGATATTGGACGATATGAGAGCCAACCTCCCACTTTGCCCACAATCTTGTGGGTTCGTGGGTGATCGACTCTAGTATCCCATCCATGAGGGCCTGAGAGACATCCATGTGGATCTTATCAGTGGCTGAGGAGTAATCCCCAGACACCAAGAATCCACCTGGATGTCGCTCAGATCCTCTAAGGACAGTTCCAATAGCCTCATTAAGGGGTTTACCGTGGGTGAGACTGAAGGTGGGGATATCCCCCAACGCCTTCCACATTGCCCGTTGAAGTGGTTTGAGACACCAAGTTTGAGATTCATTCTTGGTGATCATCCTCACTTTTAGGGGTTCTGGGATAGCATGGGCGGATACCATGGGTAGACGATCCTTAGGGGGCTCACAAGGGAAGTAAAGACTTTCGTCATCACTTATCTTCTGAGCCCACATAGGTTCGTTATACCCATGTTCCCCAGGAAGGGAACGAATTTGTTCCCGCCTGTACTGAAGGAAGCGAAGTGAGATTAACCTCAGGAGGTCGATACGGGTCATGATACTGGAAGCCACATGGTTTCCACTAGTCAGTCCCCGATCAACCGTCTGAAGTGAAGGATCATTGTAGTCAATTCTCCAATCGTGAGCAAAGAGAGGTGTTACATCTCCCGGCTCACCATTGCCGAACTGAGAAACAATGAAGGAATCACTCCGCTTCAATCGGACCAGGCGGAGACGAAGGTCCCAGCGGCGTTTCAGGGCTCGAGGGTCCAATAGCTTATTCTTGTGGTTTTGAAGCACAGGAAAGACAGCATTGGACGTCGAGACTAGAAACTCCGACCGGAATCTCGTCCCCTTCTCCTTCAGACTCGCCATAGGAAGGACCATCTCGCAGTTGGACTTAAGAGGGATGAATTCAATGAGATCATCGCCGCTGTTCGTGTTTTGACCTAAATCGTCAAATCGAACAACGGGTTGACCGTTGTATCCATCCCAATGAGCACACATCACGTTCCGATCATAAAAAGATTTTTTATGATATAGGTTCGAGATGAGTGTAGAAAGTTCAACTGAGAAATGGCTCTTCCCAGACCCAGGGGGCCCAGATATGCCAACATGGAACGGATCAATTCTTGTTCCAGATGTTGGGATATATAGGCCCCCACAACCTGCGTGTGGTCGTAGAAAGCTACGTAAACCGCCTTCCGATCTCTTGACCTCAAAGTACGCTGAAGTGTTTGGGACTACTGTCTCAAACGGTTCATAATACTTTGCAACCAAGGAACCGAAACCCTTTCCAATCGAGCGTAAACGCTCTAATTGAACAGGAGGAGTCACTGACACAGTGGACAGCGACTCCGAATGTTTAACATAGGTCTCTAATATCATCTCTCGGGAAGTCTGCTTGCAAATATTCTTTGCTTGCAGAAATCCCCAGAAAAGAGATCGACCACGACGGACACGCCTCGCTTTGGCCCATATCCTCCTAGAAACTCTAGTAGGAAATAGGGATAGCGACGTGCCGTCCGGGTGTTCTTGCTTCATCTTCTTAGAGAAGAAGGAGCAGATAGATCTTTTAAGAACACCCACGATTTCCGCATCTGATCCATCTAGTTTCCTCTGCTTCTCCCAATAGTGAACTATTGAGGGAGGCGGGGGACTCGAGA